TTATTAAACGATCCCCCAACAAAAGATTGATTAGGATTTCTATTAAGTATTTCCTGATCCTTTGTTGGCTTGCCATAAAGTTCGGTTAGCCTTTTAACTTCTTGACCTACTTTAAATTGTTTTGTTGTTTTTTGAATATCTTCTTTTCGCAACTCGCCTATTTGCTTTGATCTTTCTATTGATCCAGTTGTAGCTTCCTCTATTGAATTAAATGTAGGAAACTTTGATGCGTCTATTGATCTGTTCTGTATTTTCTTTTTGGTTAACGCTAGTGCAGCATCGCCTGACATGGCAACGCCATCAATGACCGATGGAATGTTTACAAACTTTTGACCAGGATTAAATGGATAACCTAATTCTGACGCATCGACTGTTACGCCTCTTTCGGTTTGTGCGTTGCCTTGATCGTCCATAACAATCGGTCGATTTATGTCAATTGGGAATCCAGCTGAATCCATAATAGGCTTTGTATCAAACATACCTAACTGATCGTTTTGCTCCATTTTGTTCATTGTCTTATTAAATACGTTAGACATTGGGTTTGGATCAATGGTCTGCGTTTCTAAAGGATTTATTACTGGTGGCGCTACAGATTTTGTAGATTGGCTAAAATCCACATCTAAAAAACTGTTAAAATCAATTTCATCATTTTCTATGTCTACTGATTCAATATCAGGTTCAAGAAATGCGTTAAAATCAACTTCAGCCATTTTGCGCTCTTTTTCTAGAAATGTCGTTGGCTATTTGGCTTGCAATATCTTTATTGTACCCAATTCCTTGAAACCATTTAGTCATAACATCTACGTTATTACTTGTTCTTAAAAAACTATCATAAAAAAACTTTGGTACTGATGTACTGCCGAACCCACTAGTATCAACATCAACCACTCCTCTTGAAACTATAAATTCAATTGTTTTTAAATATGCCGTACTTGTATCTCCCTTTGATGTTCCAGCATTTATTTTAGCTATCTCTTTGTCGTAAATTTTCTTCATCTCTTTTTTAACGCCACCAATAATGTTTCCTGGTAATTTGTCTGTAAAAATAGGCTTGGTTTTCTCATTCGCTAAAGTATTGCTAACCATTGACATAAAATCTTTTGGCTTTATCGCATCTTTTTTTGATGATGTATTATTTCCAGAAGTACCATCATTATAACCTGATCCTTTTATAACGTACTGGCCTTGGTCATTTACTGGTATACCTAATTTTTTAGCTGTTTCTTCATTTAGGTAAACATCAGCTTTACCAACATTAACCTTTACTTGATCTACTTTATCTGGAGATTGTTTTCCGTTAATTACATAAACTTCTTCGCCGTTCTCAATGGTAGCCTCAACGCCTAATGTATCGGCTGTGTCCATATCGATATAGACCTTTTGATCCTTGCCTACAGCAATTTTAATTTCACGATTATCAAACTTGTATTTAGCTACTTCAGCTACCTTATCAATTTTCTTTATGCCTAGTTCTTTTGTAATTATTCTTTTTAACCTTAAATCTTCTTTTTTTGTTATGTTATCTTGATCAGTATTATATTGGCTGGCTTGCAAAAATTTATCTGATTTGTAATTCTTGGCTTCAAAGTCGTTTTGAATTTTCTTTTGCGCCGTACCTTGGTCAAAGAATTGTCCAGGATTCATGTTATTTAATATTGCACCTCTTCGCATTTGATCTGCGTTACCACCAGCAATTAAGGTTTGTGCTAACTTAGCTGTTTCTGCGCTTCCTAGATTCGCAATAGCTTTTGCAAATTGATCAGGATTATATGTTAAATCTCCAAGCATTGCTCTTGCTGTGCTTTGGTAATTCTCTTTCGTCATACTTGCTGGAGGCCTAATATTTGGGTTGCCTGAAACTGACATACTCATATTTCCACCATCAACAATTGGAACACCTGATTGATTAAATTGCGCATTAGCATTACCAGTATTGGCTCGCAAAATATTATTAGCTAATACACTAGTAGCTGGCGCTATTGACGCTCTTAAATCACTTACGTTTTTATTCTTTAAGTCCTGACCTTGAGTTTGTGAATCATAATAATTTGCTCTTGCGATAGATGCGTCATCACTAGCACTTCCAACCAAAGCGCTAGTTAGGTTGTTAGCTATTCTTGAAAAAGCTGGATTACCATATAGTTGATTGTACTTTGATCCCATTGATTAAACCTTTCTTAATCCAGCACCAGTAGCTGCGTTACCGACACCTGATAATATTTGAGCCGTTGGACTAATAGCTTTTAATTCTGCTGCCTTTAATTCTGAATCAAGAACTCCACTTTCCCCTTGAAGAAAGTTTCCTATCATTGCTGTTTTTTCAGCTGACTTTGCAAATTGTGGATTGACTTGCGTTGCTAGATAATCGCCTAAAGACGCAAGCTTTGCTTTTGCTTCTCCTTGTTGCTTATTGTAAGCAGCTGCTTTCATCATTTCGTTATTCATTGCTTCTTCAACAATAGCTGGAGCATTACCTATTTTGGGCATGGCGTAATTTGGAGTGTTTATTGTATCGTTATACAAAGCAGCAAACTTGTTTTGCGATGCTTGGTTGCCAGCGTCAAAAGAGTCGTCCTGGAACATATCTCTGCTTTTATCTATCCCTACTTTAGCCTCAGACTCAAATCCTTTTCTTTTTGCATTGTTATTATCTATGGCTGTATTTCTTGCATTATTAGCTTTTTTATAAGCGTCATTTTGCATTTTAGTACCTATTGTACTTGCAGCTATGCCAGCTATTGTTAAAGGATCACACATTACGACACCACCCTTGTTGTTGATCCTCTGTATGGATCGTTAATACCAGTATAAGTATAAGCTGGAGTAATACTTCCAGATTGCGCTGCTCCAGCACTTGAAACTGGTGCAACATTTTCTGTTGGTTGTTGTGCCAACGGAATCTTTGTAAAGCCATCAAAGAACGTTAAAGCTGTTTTTGCACCAGCTGGTTTTAGCTTGTCTACGTCTTTACTAAAATCAAAAGCTTTTATGTTTTCTGTTTGCTTGTTTATGTCGTCTAATGTTGTTGCTCCACCAGCCATTGCAGATAAAACATCGCCCAATGATTGTTGTTTCTTTTCAATCTCATCTCTTTTAGCTTGAGCATACCCTGACGCACCAGTTGTTATATTGGCAGAATCTATAGTTTTTTGAGTCAATAGATCGCCTAATCCAGCATCTACTTCAGCTTGACTTAGTAATCCTTTAGCCTTGAATCCATCATACATTCCTCTTGTTGCATCGGCGTAAGCTGAAGACAATAAAGGTGTCTGAAAGTCTGTAAACGATGTGGATAAATCTTCATAATAATCATCGCCAAATGAACCAAAAGCATCTGTTAATTCTTTTTGCTTTTTGGATAACGCCTCGGCTCTTTCTTTCTTAGCAGCGTTAATGGCAATCATCGGATCAACTCTTAATGGTCTAGGAGCGCTTTCGCTGTCGTTCCCAGCAACACTTGCGTAACCTAAAGAATCAGCTGGATTCCCTACATTTGTATTGTTGCCACCATAAGCACCAGTTGCCTGATCATCTGATCTCTCTTGAGCCTCAATTGATTCATCTGATTGTGAAGATTCCGAACTATCGCTACCCATTTTTTACTCCTTAATGATAAATAAATTTTCTTTTAATATGGCCTATTCTTTTTCTTTCACGCTTGAAGTAAGCAACGTTATGGGTTTCTCCAAACTGATCTTCAAACCATTGCTTTGCCTCTTTTGCTATTTGCCTGACATTCCCATAAGGCGCAATTAAATCTATAATCCATATATTGCCGTCTTCTCTTTTCCAATCTTCCCAATCTAACGCTCTTGATTTAGCTAAATAATCTTCTTCAGCTTGCTTATCTAAAAATGCCCAAGTCAAAAAGCCTTGTAGCGTTCCCTCTTCATCATCAAAATAACTGATGGCTCTATTATTAATAATTGGATTGCAAACATACCTACTAATATCTATTGGATCATATTTTCTATGCCAATTTGATAGTGTCATTAAGTTGATCGCATCTGCCATCATGTAATTGTGCATATAAGGACTCATTAACTAATTACCCTCGATCCACTTTTAGGAGTAAACAATCCAGTATCGTATCTGTTTTGCCCTCTTCTTTCTAAAGCTGCTTGCGTTGATATGCCGTCTGTAGCATCTGCAAATAACTCAACTAATGGCTGATAAGCTGGTAACTGATTTAAAGATTGCGCTCTATTAGCTGCATTTTGTGCAATTAATGTTGGATTAGCCAAATTCATATTTTGACTTTGTAGATCGCTTCTTGCTGAATCAATCGACTTTCTTGAATTGAGAGAATACTCATTGCCTTTATCTGCAATCATTCTCTGCTTTAATTTTAAATCTTTGTCTAACTTAGCTCTTTTTTGCGCTGCAATAGAGCTATTTAACAATCCAGCATTTGCCAAAGATAACGTTAATTCTTTAGCAGCATCGTTAAATTGATCTGTTAATTGTGGTGTTGCATAATCAAGATAGTTTTGTGTTTGATTGGAATAAAAATCATCGTTGAATTTTCCGAAAACACTATCAATTTCTTCATTGCCTGATCTTATTCTGGCTTGACGTTCTTCTTCTTCTTTTCTCTGTCTTTCGGCTGCTCCACCATCTCCTCCTCCACCACCCATACACATTACGCTACTTCTCCTCTTCTGATCCAGTTTACGTTGTGGTCGTTTTTACCTCTTACCCACGCAAAGTTAATAAAATCTTCTCCGTTTCTGCCATAGCTTTTCAAAACGCTTTCTTCATTTAACCCTAAAAATTTCAACCAGTTATGCACAGCTTCATATCCATCAATTGATTGTGCCTCGACTCTATGAGCCTTTGCTTTATCTAATATAGGTATTATACTATTTATAATTAGTTTTGTAAGGGATAAGTGAATTTTTTGAAAGTTGTTGGTCGCAAATAACCCCAAATTCCACACACCTTTTCGCATTGGTATATATGTAAATGCTGCTATCGCTCCATGTTCTTTCGTTCCACAAACAATAGTTGTTTTGTGTCCAGCCCACGATCTAGCTAATTGATCGGCTAGTTCTTTACGGCTTTCGCAAAATGACAACGCTACAATCTCTTCGTAATCTTTTTGCCTCATGTTTAAAGCTACGTTATATATTGATCCTATGTTTCCCTCTTCCCAAATCATTATCCAGCCTCGCTCATATCGTAATGTAATGCTAAATTACCAATTTTTGCTGCTCCTGATGTAGTGCATACTAATTTTGGCGCTAAGTGAGTTGAGTAACCAGTAAACGTTGCTCTTCCTAATCCATAAGTTGTTCTATCAATTACAGCTATTTCTTGGTTTATTGTTATGTCGGTTGGATCGGTTGCTACTGATACTGTCCATTGATTTGTGCAAGACATATCTATTCCAGTAAAATCTTTACTTGTTGCTGGCTTTGATGCGTCTAAAAATGGTAACTGAATTTCGACTGTACTATTATCGTATGTTTGACCAGTTGATCCACCTAATGAATATAAAGCATTACCACTTCTGCATAAAACTTGCTCTCCGTCATACGCCCAATTATCTATTACAAATCCAGGTTCATATGTAGACCATGCGCTAACTTTACTAGATGGGAAATAACTAAACACATAAACAGTAGAACCTATAGCTATTAGGTATCTTCCGTTCTTGGGATCAAGTATTGCTTGTGAAAGTTCAGCTGCATCTCTATCTGCTGAAATGGCTGTTAATATAGTGTCGTCAATTGGATTGCCAATATCGCCAACAAAAGCAGCGTTAGAACTATCTCTTGCTCGTAAACTTCTTATTCCAGATTCACTTAAATAAAAGACATCATTATCGCCAAACTCAACAACGCTTTGGGGAGCAATCGCACCAGTATTATTCAATACTTGTATCTGACTGTTTTGCGCCTCATCAGCTGACACAAACCATATTTGTATTGCCTCTTTTGCAAAAACGGCAAGGTTAGAGTAATAGCTTGCCATAGCTTGTAAAGCTTCTGAACCACTTGCGTTATTCGACAAGTTAATAAATCCAG